ATGCAGACATACGTGTATCTCTTGTTTCTGTTGCAGTTCTACGTTCAGATGTAGGACGTAAAAATCCTTGCAAACTATCTACAGCAGCACTCGCTCTTTGAATTAACTCCATAATTACCATCAAATCCTTAATATTATTTTGAGTTACATCATGAACAGGAAGTTGCATAATAGCATTATTCAACGCATTTGTACCCCATGTACTATACGTTGTACGTATAATCTTACCTGCTGTAGGTTGCATCAAATCTTTCATATTAATCTTCGTAGGATCAACTACAAAGACGTTATTCAACGTCTTTCTAATATTCACTATGTGAGAACTAATCAACCAATCTGCAAATTCTTGTAACCCATAAATAATCTCTAATCTACCTAATGGAGATACAGAATACCCATCAAAATCAGGTGCAGCAGCAACTACAGGCATTTGACCATGAGTTAAATCAATCTTCTGCGCTTTAATTACAATATGGTCATTAGCCACACAAAATTCCCATAATTCAGGAACTTCTCCATCTCCAAGTTCCCAATCTTTAGGAATAAGTTTAATCAACATCGTAACTAAATCTACTTGAGTTAATTGACGTAGAGACTTCGTTTCTGTACTTATTTTGGTTCGATCATTTCTACCAGAATTAATATACGATAAAACACGAGAAGTACGTCTATCATCTTTCAAATACCTACAATTAAATAAAGGACTTCCCTCCACCACTTCATCACGAAGTAAATTCATTAAATTAGTTGAAGATACCCATCCAAAAAATTCCATATCCTGCAACTTTTGAATAGGTACACTCGGATCAGGAAGTGCTAAATACGGATCAATTGTTTCAAATGAATGTCCTTCCCATACTGTATTCAATAAATCAAAATCACCTGTAATTAAAGCATCTAATCCAAGTGCACCTTCATTAACATTCTTATTAGTCTTTACTGTCCAAATAGGTACTATATATCCCGTACCATAAGCAAGCATATCTCTCCATTGCGTATGAAGAGCAAGTTCTAACTTACCACGTACTGCTTGTTGCTGCAATACATGCTGCAATTTAATAGCACCTAATGTATCTTCTGGACTTACCCCTTCACAAGGAAAATAAATATCCTCAAGAAATGCTCGAGATAAATACGTAATAATAGTGTCCAATACCACAAACGTAAAAGGTACTACAATACTAACTGGCTTCTTCGGATCATGCTGCTTTAATATACTCTCTTCTTCTTTAAGAGGAACATAAGCCGTTAATTGATGGTCAATTTTTTTCCAACTCTCAAAACGAGAAGATAATACCTCCACACTATATAATGCACGCTGAATCACTTCATTCACAATACGCTGATGTAAATCAGATTCAGGTCTTAAATCAAGATTTAATGGATAATCATAATCATATTCAGCCATTACATAACTCCTTAAAACTACGTTCAAAATTTCGTTTTGTAGCCCCTCACAAACTATGTTTGTGTATATTAAATGACTTCCCAATTAAGAGCCAATTCACTAAACATAGGATGATCACTCATTTCCTTTGGTAAAAAGAATCGTTCTCCTTCCTGCAATATCTTACTCACATATGCTAATGCATCTATTATATCATCATGAGCACCTCTAGGATAAGAAAGTAACTGCTCTTCCAATCGTATACAAGCATTCTTATTATGCCATATTACACCTGTACGATAATACGGAAGTAAACTTCCAATACGATCTTCTTTCTTTTTAATACCAGCATGCATAGGCACAAGTATATAAGGTAATCCCCTCTTTACTAATTCATTCTGAATTGGATATGTTACATATTCTCCCAATCCAGTATCTTCTACCCCTATCACCCTTGCTTCTAATCGTTGTGCCATACTAAACAATTCTTCGTAAAACTGATCAGGTAGCATTCTATCTTCAACTACATCCATTACAAAAATTCGATTCTTTTCTCTACTAATGCCTACTCCTACAATAGCCGTATAATCACTAGTAGATTTTACTACACGAGCAGGATCAGCCAAAATAATTGTCTCTAAATCTGGACATTCATCCAGCATCTCCTGTGTATAATATTGAAAATAAGAACTTTTAAATTTTCTCGTTTCTTCTGCAACAGGTTTATTTCTTCTTTCCATATACCATTGCTCTAATGTACCTGTTGCAACGGCTTCATCATATTCCTTCTTTATCTGTTCATTACTCACAAATCCTGGTGCATTCGATTGTAATTGATCATCACAAATTTCTAATTCAACTACATTCCATTCACCACTTCGTTTCAAATAATTAGGTAATGCCTGCTCATGTTTTAATGTATCAATGTAAATGTATTCTGGTTGTTTACCTGCTACATAAATGGCATCACTATAGAACCATTGCCTAATCTTCTCTCTATTATGCTCACTTTGTACATCTTCCCTACTTTCCAAATCATCAAAAATAATCAGATCTGGACGATATTGTCTCCATTTTGCACCACGTATTTGTTGTAAACATCCTCTAGGTAATACCAAACACTCTCCAAAAGCAGTCCATACCTTTTTAGAAAACGTATTATCAAAATCTATACTACTGTCACCTATCTCTACATCACCAAAAATACTCTTTATAGAAGGACTCTTCAATGCAAACTTAAGGTTTTCTGTCTGCATTACGGCTAATTGTTCACTATTCGATACATAAAGTACGAAATGACTTTCTCTAAAAAGAATCTTCTTCTCAATATAAGCACAAACTAAAGAAGTTTTACCTATACCACGTGGAGCAAGAATTAACTTTTTGTTTGATGCAGTAGATTCAATATGCTTAATAATTGTACGATGTAAATTACTAAAAGGAATACTAAAAATCTCTGGATGCATAATTCTACAAAATGCTTCCAAAGATCGATAAGACGCAATAAGAGCCTCTTTCAATCCTTCATCACTGGCTAACATCTGTATTGTGTTCTCTCATATTCCTCAACGCTTCAATAACTTGTAACATCTGCTGAATACGTACCTGTTGTCTCATAATCTCACGTTGCGTTTCCGCTTCCTGTAACAAATTTTGCTGTGCAGCAAATTGTTGATAAGCATATAATGCTTGCTGTGCAACATCTACCGATGTTTGAAGAATAGCAATTGTAACTTCTGGATCTGATTTAGTAACTGTTTCTCCTGTAGGAGACTTGGTTGTAATACAACCTAATAGCATAACGGCTATTAAGCCTATACCAATCACAAGTTTTAACACATCAGTTTTCATTTTTTCCTCCTTTCCTAATACTCGCTATAAAACGAGATAATAAAGGTATAAGTATCACTGATAAGACTTGTACTACCGCTGTATCCATATCTGGTTCCCACCATAATAGGTCAGGAAACGTAGTACGAATACCTGCAATAAGACCCATCGCAACAGTTTGCCCAGTTACCGCTCCCATCGCTACATTCTGTGTAGTAGTCGATTTAAATAGGCTCTTCTTAAACATACGACTCTCCTTATTATATGCCCGATAAAATCGAAACCCATCTTTTATAAGACCCATATTATATACTCCTATATCTTGACTTTGGTTTGATTATGTGGTAATCTATTTATGTAGCCCCCCAAACCCCCCACACCAGGAGAGAGGCGAGTCTAAATTGACTCGCCTTTTTCCTTTAGCAACCCAAGCAGGTAGTTCTGTAAATCCGCATATCCACATATGTCAATCAAATTGTCCGTCTTGTATGTATGTAATTGCCTGCACTCCTTTATCAACCGCATAAATAAAAACCCTTCATTCAACGTCATCGTCTTACCAGTTAAAATGTTAAACGCCTTAATCACACGTACCATCGTATCCGTACCATAACTTTCTAGTTTAGTAGATTGCAATAGTTTAGACGCTAGTTCACACGTTTCACCTAGATTGAACGATTGGGTAAAACTTGTTGAATGCCCTAATGTAGTCTTCTGCCCTTGCTTTGCCTTTGTAAGTGTTGTAGTACTTTTTTGCATAATTTCCCATCTCCTCAATTGTACCTGGTATAGGTTCAGGTATACGTAAATAATGTAATCTTGCATACAAACATCCTAAAGGATCACCTTGCTCTTCCTGTAGTATTAATAAAATCTGTTGTTTATTAGACGGATCAAGAAGTGAAGTAGGTAAGGTATAATTAATGAGAAACGCTTCTGCTGCTTTCGTAAGTAATAACTTACGTGATAGCCACTTTAAATGATCTTGAATCGTATTCCATTCTAATTGAAATAAAGAAAATGCTCCCCTATCCGAAGTTTTTGAAAACCCCTTCTGCCTACGATAAATAAAGTAAGATTCATGTGAAGCAGTCATGAAAAGAAGTTTCGCTATACGATCAGCATAAGATATTGAGGGAGGTTTTAATGCCCATATGATATGAGCACACTTTTTACATAAATCATATACCGATTTAATGAGAGGAACGTCCATTATTTCGTATTACCTCTAGCAACGTCTGAAGCCTACTAATACTAACTGAAATCTCATCAAGACGAGTACTAATCTTGCTGTGCGATTGCACTAAAGATTCTACCTTCGTCTCTACTACAGATAATCGAGAATCAACACTCGTTGATGTTACTGACATCCCTAGTGAGCCCGCTGCTATCCCCACTAGTATCGGTAATAGTACTCTCCTCAATAATGTCTGGAGCGATGTTTCTTGCACGACTCTTTATCTCCTCTATGTCTTGCTGCGTAAGAGTTTGACTAATAGAATGAATCTTGTTGATCCGACCTAAACCAACACGATCTAATATCTGAAACGATGTGTTCAGTTTCGTGCGAAGATCAACCTCTACCTGATCCTCCATTATCTCACGAAGTACTTCTACACAACGAGGAGCCAATTCCTTCAGTGAATTAGAGGCTTCAATTATGTAAGCATCCTGATTCGCTTGAATCTGCTGAATATGCGCTTTTGCTAATGGTGAATTCAAAAGAGACCATACCGCATGATAAGAAAGTCCTAATTGATCCGCTATCTCCTGTGGTCTCATTCCTAAACAATGTAAACGAATAATCTCCCTATGAACCGCTTTTAACTTGCTGATTTCCTGTGACATTTGTTAATGCCTTCAATTCATCCTCAGTTACATTAATGTAAGATTCTAAAGTAGATAGAGTAAATGCAATACCAGCAAGAAAAGCGTCTACTCTATCATTTACAATCGTTGGACATGATGCAATTTTGTGAAGATAATTAAAAATCGTTTCAGCCTTCATTTTTGTTTTCTCTTCCATTAGATAGCCCTTTCTTCTCTTTTTCAGATGAATCTAATTCTACAACGTCCTTTCGTTTAATGTCAATCCCAATACCATATGTATCGGCTATACGTTTAATTTGATCAATAATCAATTCCTCATCTTTTCTAGAAGGCTTAGGAAGAAACGCAGTTTCAATCGCATTAATCTGATCTTGTGTTAAATGAACAGAAAGATAATGAAGAAACTCATTTATACGATATTGCAATTGTTGCGCTAATGCATACGGATTATTAAATTGTGCCATATGTAATTCTCCTCTGTATTTGATAATTTATTATCAAACATAAGTATAACAAACTCCATTTGTAAATGCAATCATACGTTGCAAATTATAGTTATAGTAGCCCCACAAACTGTGTTTGTGTATAGGTGTGGGTACAATTACTATTAAGAAAGAGGAATTATGTACACAATTCCTGAAGGACCGTTTACATTACCTGTACCACCATTTACATTTAAAGTACCTTGAAATTCATTATGCTGTACCATAAGAATTATTACACCACCTGCACCTCCATCACCACGTTTCGCTGTACCTGCACCATATCCACCATCACCACCTTTTACTGTTATAGTTCCTGTACCACGTAATGTTTGTGCGGCTATAAATATAATACCACCCGCACCTCCACCTCCACCACCAGCATAACATGTAGAAGGAGATACAAATGCACCTGCACCTCCAATTCCACCAGAACTACCATTATAAGTCGCACTGTTTGAAAAATAATGACGAAGTGCATAAAAATCAAGTAATAATTTTGGTGGATAATAAGGTGGAGTCACATATCCTGATCCTATTGAATTAGGTACAGTAGGAGGAATTGGTGGAGGAATATACTCAGATGGATCATTATCTTCATAATCTTCATAATAGCCTCCTCGTGTTCCGTAATATCCTAATTGAAACGGATAAATAGAAACCATAAGATCAGTAACACCACCTGAACCTGGTGTATTGCCAGAAGCATCCTCTCCATTATGACCAATACAACGTATTGTACCATTGCATTGAACATAACCTGTAACAAATAAACGTCCCTTGAGAATTATCATACCACCTACATCTACAAATACATGTGTATAACATTTATCTCCAGTAATAGTTACTGTCTCATTGGCTTGAACATAAAGAGTACCATCAGAACCATTACCTAACCACTCCATTCCATTTACTAACCTACCAGTTATTGAAGTGAGTTCCTTACCCGTACCTCCTAATGGATAAGGATTAGATTGATAAATACGAAGTCCATTATCTGGCATAACATATAAGTAGAAGGCTTCCGTTGTAGCATTATGAGGGACTAATACAACCGCTCCTGGTCTGTCAGGTATGGTAGTGTTATTAAAACACCAAACAAACCCTTGACGATGCTGATACCCATCTTGAAGATAACCTCCTCCAATACCTTGGGCCGCTGTTGCATAAGACCAACCACCTCCCCATATAGAAGAATCACCATCTTCTATCTGAATACCACCTATAACAAATGTTTTTCCTACTAAACGATTATAAACCGTTGTGCCTATATTACGAAGATCCTCCATGTAAATGCCATAAATGGCAGAAGGTTTTATGGAAGGATTACCAAAATATGTAATGTATAAACCAATTAATTGTTTTATACGTGCTGCTGACCAATAAAAATTAAACCCTGCTGTAAAATGGGCTAAACGATTTACTGTATCTGTAGAAGAACCCGCTACACCATCTACATAAAATCCATAAGTATCACTACCTGATTTAAGGGAATGAAGAAATAAACGAACAGCACACCAATTTGTAGATGTAAATGCAGAAGGAGCACAAGATTCAATATAAACCGTATTTGTAGATGTAGTCAAAGATGTTGTGTTCCAACGTCTAACATAAAGAAGAGGACTACTAGAAACTTGAGGAGGTACATCACCCGTTATAGTACCAATATATACTGGAGTCGCTGAAAACCATTTCTGCAATAATTCAGTTTTTATAACATTTCTAGTAGTAGTGTTAAGAGAATAAATAGATACACTTGAAGGATCATAAAAACACCTAAAGGTTCCTATATCATGCTTAATCGTGTAACCTTCATCTAAAGGTATTGTCTGATTTATAACAAATTGCTTTATAGAATCAATATATGAAACCGAAAATGTCCTGTATGTTGTATTAAAATCATAGTAAAAAAGATCTCTTTCAATACGAAGCGATGTAGCATCATAACAAAGTTCTGCATAATTTGGTTCTAATGCAATCTTACCTTGAGGCATATAAAGTAAAAATCTAGAATCATTAAGATTATTACGTAACTCCAACTCAAGCCGACTATAGTTACTCCTTAAATTCCATATAGATTGCGTACCTTCTTGAGTATTAAAATAAAAATAAGGAGAACTTATGTAAAAGGTAAGATCATTATTAATCGGATGCTCATAAAAACAATATTTGTTTTCATGAGCAAGAAAATGATATAAAAGTTTGTAGTTAAGGTTGTTTCCAGAAGCGTAAGGGTAATAAAGTTCTATGTGATAGGCTTGATGACATGTAGAATCTTTAAAGAATTGAAGATAACGCTCACCAGAAATATTAGGATTAGATGGGTCTGATGATTTGGGTACCCTAGTTAAATCTATACGAAAAAAACTAGAATAATTTGTGTTCGATTGACGAATAGTAAAAGGAGATGCTGAAGAACTTATCTCTGATCCTACCACAAATCTAGATGTGAGAGAAATACGCTTCATTATCTGAGTAAATGACATGTATCCCATATAGAATCTCCTTGCAAACATAGTTTGCAAACGTAGTTTGCAAATAAATTATAGAGTAATGCAAACAAAGTTTGCAACCATAGGTTGCAGGTTGCAAATGTTGGAATTTGAAAATTTTGGACACAATGTAGGAATGCGAAGTGCGATAGCCTCGAATAAAAATTTCCCAGTGAGGGACACTCACTGGGAAATTCATGCAGATCACATGGATCGCAATTGCAACTCCTGCGGAAAGATCGCCTGACTCGTCACAATCTTTCCACTGAATCTTTGGGCCTTGGGATAAGTTAAAACCCGAAGGCCACATGTCAACGCCTTCAATAACTCGTCATCATTGAAGGTGCTGACATCAATCCGCATTTTGACTGGCGTACTATTTTTTTCATACGCCAGATCGAGAAAATCTGGCAGATCAAACGTCATCTCTATCCCTCCTTTCTAGTGCATTTGCACATACGTATTATAGTATACGATATTATACAGGACACAGTACAGATAGAAATAAAAATCAAAAGTTAGTTTTAGTACTTTGTGCATGAGCAGGCGTTACTTAATTATTTGAAACGAAGTGGTGATAAGTAATGCGTGCTCATGTTTTAATGTATCTTAGTGCTTATCAAGTAAAAAAGGATTAAAGCCAAAATTAGGGCATAATTTTGCGTATGTTGCTCGAAAAGAGGAAAACATAAATTGCAAAACTACGTTTTGCATTGATTTTATTATGATTTTAGATAAAATTAATTACAAAACACAGTTTTGGTTTTGAAATGCAGTTTTGGCTTACATACATACACTTTTTTTGAAACTTAAGTTATTGTGTATCAATGAGTTAAGAAAAATGTATGTATGTAAGGTTTGTGACACCATACTTTGAGTTTTAGAGTAAGGTTTATAATATGATATTATAACTTGACAACGGTTGATTTTTGTGGTAATATATATATAAAAGAATAAAATGGAGAAGTGTTTTTTTTTTTTTTTTTTTTTTTTTTTTTTTTTTTTTTTTTTTTTTTTTTTTTTTTTTTTTTTT